CAAAAATTAATATTAAGCTATGATACATTTAATCCACAAGGTGGTACATTAACTGCACAGATTATTCTTATTATGCCAGAGCTAAGTTCTAGTTATGAAGCTTCGTTTGATAATTCAATTGAAACACGATATAATAACTTTGTACAAAGTACAAATGAAATTATTGAATGTTTGTAAAAGGATATAAATAGTAACACTATGGCAGTAACAAAAGCATTTTCAATTGAAGACGGTAATCTTGCAACAAAGACATTAGTCGTTGCAAGGGAACAAAAGTATTCTGATATTGACTTAACTTTTACGGCGAAACCAGCCGGAGATATCTATAAGAAGCTTGAAGCTGCAGATGTAAAACAGTCTGTGAAAAATCTTCTTATGACAAACTATACTGAAAAACCTTTTAGAATGAGTTTTGGTGGAAACCTTAGTGATTTTATTTTTGAATTAGATACTGACACCGACTTTGATTTACTCGCAGAAAGAATTATAGAAGCTGTAGACTTACATGAGCCAAGAGCACAAGTATTGAAGGTAGATGGAAATATCTATCCAGATAGAAATGAAGTAAAAGTTACAGTTGAATTCCAGGTATTAAGTACATCTGAATTGGTAGTACTCGATTTAACGTTGACAAGGTTAAGATAAATGGCAACAAGTACAGTAAGATCAGCAGATCTAGATTTTAATAATATTAAGGCACGACTTAAAGATTATCTTAAGAATCAACCTGAGTTTTCAAGTTATGACTTTGAAGCATCTGGTATGTCAAACATTCTTGATGTCCTTGCTTATAATACACATGTAAATGGTCTAACAGCAAACTTTGCATTAAATGAATCATTTTTAAGTACTGCACAATTAAGAAGTTCTGTGATATCTCATGCACAAATGTTAGGATATCAGACTCGCTCTCGTACTGCAGCAAATGCACTAATTAACATTAGCGTAAATCTTTCAGGTGTATCAAACAGACCTGCAAAATTACAAATAGAAAAAGGTAAACAGTTTTCAAGCTCAATTGATGATGTAAGTTATATCTTTAGAACTCGTGAAGCAATCTATGCAAGTGATGATGGATTTGGTTTATATACATTTAAGACCGCTACTGGTAGCAATAATATTCCGGTTTATGAAGGTGTCGAAAAAACTAAAACATTTATTGTAGGTGAAAAAACAGAACGCCAGATTTACATTATACCCGATGAAACTATTGATACTCTTACTGCAGATGTTATTGTGTATGAAACCGTAAGTTCTTCTAATTTTACTACATACACTCCGTTATCACAAGCAATTCAGATTGACGCTAACACTACGCACTTTTCAATTCACGAATCTCCGAATGGATTCTATGAATTAAACTTTGGTGATGGTACTTCGTTCGGCAAATCACCAGAGCCTGGTGAAAAGGTTGAAGTGAAATACCTTTCATGTAAAGGTGCATTAGCAAATAATGGAACAGTCTTTCTTCCGACATCTGGGATTGATGTAAACGGAATTGAATATAGTCTTGCAGTTGTTACAAATACTGAATCTTCCGGAGGCGCAGCAAAACAATCTATAGAATCAATAAGACAGCTTGCACCTGTTGCATATGCAGGTCAACAGAGGCTTGTAACATCTCTTGATTATAAAGGTATGATTGAAACAAACTTTCCACAGGTATCATCTGCATCTGTCTGGAGCGGTGATGAGAATGTACCTATTGATTACGGCAAAGTTTTTATCTCAATTAATTTTACTGATGGAACATCTTCTTCTGTCCAACAGGCTGTAAAAGATGCCATTGTTACAAATTATACTACCAACCTTTCTGTAATGTCAATTAAACCAGAATTTGTAAATCCTGAATATGTCTATCTTGAACTGAATGATAACTTTCAATTTGATCCTGGTCTTACTGGTCTTACATTAGGAGCAATTGAAACTGAAGTATATAATTATATCAAATCGTATTTTGATGTTTTTCTAAGGGATTTTGGTCAGATATTCCGTAAGTCAAATCTTGCGACAGAAATTGATGCACTGAATAAATCAATATTATCAAATGATATTGATGTAAAAATACAAATGCGTTTACCAGTTACTCTGAATGTTTCAAATACACAGACACTTTATTTCCCTGTTCCTATTGCTACTCCTGACGATGTTTTCCATAGAATTCAATCTGACACATTTGAATTTAATGGTATACCTGCACAGATTAAGAATCAATTAAATACTACGACTTTGCAGGTGTTTGATCTAGATGGTAATGTTTTACTTGATAATGTAGGTGGATATAATCCGGCTATTGGCCATGTATCAATTATTGGATTTATTCCGAGTCAGGTTATTAGTGGTAATAGTTACATTAAGGTTAGTGCTTTACCTCAAGATGATGGTAAAATAGAACCTTTAAGAAATTATATACTCGCTCTTGATAAAGATAAATCATCTGCAACAGCAAGAACAGATAGGCAAACACCAAATCTACAAGTTAGTATCTAATGGCAAACTTTGAAACAAAAAAAGAATTTCTGAGAATTGATCCAAACTTTAGAAAAAGTTTGGTACAAGAAGTATTACCTGAATATTTTCAGCTATCATATCCAAATCTTATAGCATTCTTAGATGGTTATTATGAATTCTTAGATTCAGATGAGAATGTGGGTGGCGCAATTGCCGAACTACATACTGTAAGAGACTTACAAGATTCTACTCTAAAAAGACTTGATTTTGTTTTTGATGAACTTGCGCTTGGTATATCACAGTCTCAGTTTCTTTTTCCAAGAGAAGCCCTTCGAAATTTTGGTAATTTCTTTAGAGTAAAAGGTTCTCTTTATTCTGCTGATGGATTCTTTAGAGCTTTTTTTAATGAAGACATTGAAGTCATATATCCAAAAGAATCAATTCTTAAGATTGGTGTAGATCCAATTGGACCAGAGCAAGCCTTTGTTCTTACTGACGGCAGGCTATATCAAATCTTATCAATACTTATTAAATCACCGATATCGCTGAATACTTGGGAACAACTATATCGCAAGTTTGTTCATCCGACTGGATTCTATCTCGGCGCACAAACAGTTATTGAAGGTAAAGGTAGTATAACTATCTCGACATCGTCGTCTAATCCAGATCTAGATCCAACTTTAAAAGTTATTGGGTCAGCATCCTTTAACATACTTGCTGAGAATGATACTACTATTTTAATCCCTGATGATGGTGGTGATTCTGATGGATGTCCACAGCGGATGAATCCTTTACGTACTATTAACTTTTACGATGGTGCTAATAAATCAATGGCATACTATACTACGTGGTATAGTAATCTAGATGAATGGGGTGGATTTCCTCGAGATGGACTAACGTTTGATGATTACGCAGACTCAGCAAATGCATCTGCAATGAGATTTGATAATCAATATGAAACAATGGATCATCGTATATATGAAACATTCTGTGTACCTTATGTTGACGATGGTCATATTAGCGATAACAGTCAATTAACAATTGGTCAATATGTTGTCGAAGGTCTGTAAAACCAATATAAATAACAATAATTCAATTTGTAGGATTTAATATGGGCAAGCAAACTATTAATGTCGGAACTACCGGTAATGACGGAACCGGTGATGATCTACGTACGGCCGGCAATAAAATTAATGATAATTTTAATGAGCTTTATACTGATGTAAGAGGCTTGCAAATTGCTAGTGGCGTTTCATCTACATCTTTTGGTGTATATTTTGATAGTAATCAAATTAGTTGGGAAGGCACCACTGCAGATTCATTTGAAACAGCATTAAGTGTTGTTGATCCTACAAAAGATAACACTATTTTACTGCCAGACTCAAGCGGTACTCTCGTTCTCGATACTAATATTGGAGCTGTGGTGAATGCAGCTACTATTGGTATTATTAATAGTACTGTTGATTCGAGTTATATTGCATTACGTACCGGTGTTGCTCAAGACTCAGGTCAAACTCTTCTTATTGTCTTAGCGAATTCTATTGATTCAGTAGATGTTCCACTTATTGTCGATAGTGCATATGTACAGGCAAGACAATTGGCTGGTACAGACTCTGCACTCTTTACAAAATTAACTGCGATTGCAGGGCATGTCGTACCTTCAATCGATAGCACATATGATCTTGGTGATTCTGCACGTAAATGGAAAGACTTATATTTAAGTGGCACTACCATTCATTTGGGTGATACGACCATTAAAAATGATGGTACAAATATTGCATTCGGTCGACCAATTGAAGCGAATATTAAAGTCGCAAATTCTATGGATCTTAAGGGCAACTCGATTGTAGATTCGAATGGAGTAAATGTTAGATCGCCAAAGGTTAACTTTAAAACAATTGATGGCGTTGATTACATACACTTTAGTCAGTCTGCGCCACAAATTCGAATCGGTGATTCAGATACTCCTGCAGGTTATATACAATTAGGTCATAATTCAACAGATAACGGTTCTGTCGGTAAAGGCACTATGCACTATAACTCGACAGACAACACATTTAATTTTAAAGACAGTGATGGTTGGTTCTCTCTACCTCGTGCTGCATTTGATTCAGCAGATGTAATATCTACTATTGACAGTGATTATGTGAAAGCAAGAGCTGTAGAGCCTGATCTGAGAGAATATACTGTAGCAACAGTTCCTAATAGCCCACGGAATGGTAATTTAATTTTTGTAAGTAACGGTAACTCAGGTGCCCCATGTCTGGCAGTATATGACAGTGATGCGGGATTCTATAAGAGAATCGTACTTGGCACCCAGATTAGTACTTAATAGGATATAAAAAATGCCAGCAATTGTAACAGACGCACTAAGAAGACAAATTGCACAAGACTTCTTTGATCAATTTACGAATGATACACGAAAGTATTATATTGGTGTAGGACGGTCAGAGCAGTGGGATTCTTCAGATACAGTACCAACGCCTACAAATACTCCAACAACTGTTGAAGCATTTCGTAATAGCTTACAAGCAGTGAAGAAGGTTGAAGCAACTTCATTGGTTGTACCGCGTAACAACTGGTCATCAGGTAGAATTTATTCGCAATATGATGATCAACAAGGTGGATATCCAACTCAGCCGTATTACATTATGAATGAATCACGTCAAGTCTATGTTTGTTTAGAAACTGGCCGTGATGCGACTGGTGCTGCTGCACCATCAACTGTACAACCTACTCACGCTAATCTTGATTCTCGTAGAGAAGCAGATGGCTATGTATGGAAATTTTTATTTACAATTAGTGCAGAAAGAGCAAATAATTTTCTTTCAGGCAACTTTATGCCTACTTTATTACAAGATGCAACAGATTCTAACTCAACAGGCATTCAATTAAAACAAAGAGCTGTACAAGATGCAGCAACTGCAGGTGAAGTTCTCAGTATTATTATTACAGATGGTGGTGCCGGTTACACTAGTGTTCCTACTGCAACACTTACAGATCCAAGTGGAGCAAATGCTTCATTTAATATTACTATTGATTCTGCCACAGGACAAGTCGTAAGAATTCGTATGGATGATAGTACAAACGGTGATGTTGCAGGTCATGGGTCTGGTTACACCAATCCTGCAATTACATTTAATGGTGGCGGTGCAACACGTAATGCTTCAGCAAGAGCAGTACTCGGACCTGATTCTGGTATTGGACGTGATCCTCGTGAAGATTTAAAATCTGCTTCAGTAATGTTCCATGCAGATCTCAAAGGTACAGATAGTGACTTTATTGTTGATCAAGACTTTAGACAAGTTGGCTTGATTCGTGATATTAAGAAAAATGATAACACTATCTTCGATGAAACAACTGGTAATGCATTGTTCTCAATGAAATTAAGTAGTATTATTACCGAGTTTACGGCAGATAAAATCATTGAAGGACAAACTACTCTTGCACGTGCATATATAGATGAAGTAGATTCAGATATTCTTTACTATCATCAAACGATAGAAACAGGTTTTGTAGCTTTCCAGACTGGTGAGCTTATCGAAGAAACAAACGGCGGTGGTGAAGGTGTTATCGATTCTGCTGCTATATTACCTGAAGTATTACCTTCAACAGGTGAAGTACTCTTTATTGATAATAGATCACCTGTCGATAGAAGTACTGCACAAAATGAAGATATTAAAGTTATTATTCAGTTCTAAGGATTAGAGGATGGCAACGCTACTTAACTCAAGACTTTTAAGCAACACTTATAAAGATGATTTTCTAGATAGCGATAGCTATTATAGAATTCTCTTTAACAGTGGACGTCCTCTGCAAGCACGCGAACTTACGCAGATGCAGACTATTGTCCAAGAACAACTTAAAAGATTCGGTAATAATATTTTTAAAGAAGGTGGTGTTGTAAAACCTGGTGCGGCTATCCTAAACAATGCTTATGAATTTGCAAAATTAATCACAACGCAATATGCTCTTCCTTCAAACTACAATTCGTTATTGGGTAATACATTTACTGGAAATATTTCAGGTATTACTGCTCGTATTATTGAAGTTGTACCAGCAGAAGGATCGGATCCTGCAACAATCTATATTGCTTATACTAATGGTCCTACTGCTCAATCAGGTTTAACTACACCTCGATTTACTCCAGGAGAATCAATTACAGATGGTTCTACTACGCTTAGAGTGCAAGAGGTAAATACTGGTGCAAATCCGGCAGTCGGTAGAGGTCTTAGATACTCAGTTGATGCTGGGATTTATTATGCAAAAGGTTTCTTTGTATTTACAGAAGCACAGAGTTATATTGTTTCTAAATATACAGACACTGCAAATGAAATTGTAGGCTATAAGATTGTAGAAGATATAGTTAACGTTGATGATGATCAAGGGCTTTATGATAATCAAGGAGCTGTTCCAAACATATCATCTCCTGGTGCAGATAGATTACGAATTAAATTAGATCTCACAAAGCAATCTGTTACAACAGTCAATGATAATTTTATCCCAATTGCAACTATCAAAGATGGTGTTGTATTTCGAACAGTAGACGAAGATAACTCATATAATGTTTTAAGAGATGTAATCGCAACAAGGATCCATGAAAATTCTGGAGACTATATTGTAAAGCCTTTTAAACTTTCATTTGAAGAAGATTCTGATCAAGATAACTTAATTATGAATGTAAGTCCTGGTACTGCGGTTGTGGATGGTTACAGAGCAAATTTATATTCTCCACTTAAACAAAGAATTATAAAACCTTCTACTACAAAAGAAGTGCCAAATGAAGTAGTCGCCGCCGGTTTTGGTAACTATGTTTTGGTTGATAATGGTACGTCTAACAATACCGCAGGCATGCCTGATATTAACAACTTCGATAAATTAACTTTAAAAGATAATACTGGCTGGACTGGCAATAGCACCGGTACTGCACGTATTCGGCAGATTGTAAGAGATACTGGCAATTTCCTTCGTTATTATCTTTTCGATATTCGAATGAACTCTGGACAAAACTTCAGAAATGTACAAAGTATCGGTCTTTCGACTTCTGATTATTTTAATCTGTATAGACCACTCGGTAAAGCAGATCTAAAAGAAGTAACAAAGAATAATCTTATTTTTTCAGTTCCGTTTGACAGACCACAGGCTTTAGATGACATTAGTCTTACAACGCAGAGAAGATTTCAAGTAACAACTGATGGAGCTGGAGCTGCATCTCTTTCACTTACAGCTAGCGGTGAAACATTTGCCAATACTTCAGATTGGATAGTTGCACCAGCAGGTGATGATATATTAAATACCGGACTTACATTTGCATCAAGTCCTGTAGGTCAAGTTGCTGCTAACATTACAGGTTTAAATGCTGCGACAACATATGAAATCCTTGCTTATATCAATAAATCAATTGGTCTTATAAGAAGTAAAACCAAAACTGAAACAACAATTACAGTTGCTCCAGATGGTAATGGTGATATTCCTCTTGGTAAGGCTGATATTTTTAACATTAAAAGAGTTACAGTAAATGATTCTGATGGTCTGGATATTTCAGGTCGTTATGAATTAGATAATGGTCAAAGAGATAATTATTATGCTCTTGGTAAATTGATCTTAAAGGCAGGCAATACTGCGCCAGCCGCCGCATTTGTAAGATATGAATACTTTACACACGGTGCAAATGGTGATTTCTTTGCAGTTAACTCATATACTGGACAAGTTGATTATGATCAAATTCAAAATGTAGATCTTGCAAATGGTGATAATATTAATCTAAGGAATGCAATTGATTTTAGATCTGTCATGGACTCTGATGGCGAATTTGACAATGCTGCAAAGGGTGCTAGAATTAATGAATTACCTCAAGTAAATGATACTGTACAGGCAGATATATCATATTATCTTTCAGAACGAGCAATATTGACAATTAATGCTGATGGCGTTCTAGTATTAAGAAAAGGTGATCCTTCATTTAATCCTCTTCTTCCTAAAATTCCTGTAGGTAATTTAGCACTTTATGATATTATTTTTAATGGTAATACATTAAATGATTCAGATCTGCACATGGTTAAATACGATTATCGTAGATATACAATGCAAGATATTGCAAAGCTTGAAAAAAGAGTTGATAGAGCTGAAGAAGCAATTGCATTAAATATGTTGGAAATTGACACAAAAAATTTACAA